TCCGCGTCTTAATCAGAAAATGATCGCAGCCCACAACTTGGCTTTGGCCGATGGGCACGAAGCTGACTCGGACAGCTACTTTTCGTCAGTTGAGGACATTCTTAAGGTTAATCGCCGTAATGAAGCTTCTCAAAATGAGGAGTCCGCGCTTTCTTCTGCCTCATCTCCGGCTCAAAGGCGCGCTTCTCCGCCTGCTGCACCGGTCAGCCGTAGCGGAACGGCCAATGGCACTCGCTCAAATCAGCATACATTGAGCGCCGCAGAGCGTGAAATGGCTGAAATGATGCAAATGTCAGAAGAGGAATACGCCAAACATAGAAATGAGCTTCGCAAATCTGGAAGGATGAATTGAAATGGAAAATGAAGCAGTTGTTGCGGTTGTGGCCGAACCTAAAAAGCGCGGTCGGCCTAAGAAAACCGCCGAAAGCGCGACTTCCGTCGCTGATCGGCCTGTTATGAGGACTGAAATGAGGGAACGTGACCCCAGGGCAGAGGCTGAACGCCGTGCTGCCGAGATTATGGGCCATATCGGCAATTTGGATGAGGGTACAGACGATTTTTACGTTGATAAGACCAAAATCCCAGATGGTTGGACTTACGAGTGGAAGCGCAAAACGGTTTACGGCCAAGAAGACCCGGCTTACATGGTTCAATTGGGCCGCACAGGTTGGACGCCTGTACCGGCGGCTCGTCACCCCGAAATGATGCCCGCTGCTGGCGGCTATCAAAACATTGAGCGCAAGGGTCAGCTTTTAATGGAGCGTCCTAAGATAATTACAGATCAAGTTACGGAGATAAATAACAACCGCGCTCGCAATCAAGTGCGCGTTAAGGAGGCGCAGCTTAATTCCGCACCTGATGGTCAATTCGGTCGTGACCATGCTCAGGCTAAAGCTAAAATTAATAAAAGCTACGAGTCGGTGCCAATTCCCGGTGATAAATAAACAATTTAAGGGGCCGCAGAAATGCGGCCCTTTACTTATGTGAATAAAAGTAGTCTATTATCAAAGCCTCCCTCGGTGTGGAGGTTCAAATAATATCCCCGGCTCCTAATCGCCCCGGTGCGCGATGATGAAGCCTCCCACTTTGTAGGGAGACCGTCATGGCGAATACAAATACGCCTTTCGGCTTTGCTGAATACTACGGTGGTGCTGGTGGCGCTCCGACGTTTGCTCAAGTTGAGCTTCGGGTCGCTTATGACAATAGCACCGAAATTTATACCGGCGATCCGGTAATGCCTGTTATTGGCGCGTCAACTGGGTACATCACCCAGGCCTCTCCTGGCACGACGACCTTGGCTGGCATTTTTGTTGGCTGTAAGTATCTGTCCACCTCACAGAAGCGCACCGTTTGGTCGCGTTACTGGCCGGGTGCTGATGCGACCGGCGACGTTCTTGCTTATGTCATCAATGACCCGAACGCTCGTTTTCAGGTTATGGGCAACAGCACGACGTTTAACATTGCTGGCACATTGACTCAGTGGGGCCAAAATCCCGTTGGTCAGTATGCTCAGTTTGCAATTGGTTCCGGCAACACTAGCTCTGGAACTTCCGGTGCATATTTGAACGCCTTGGGTACGACTATTACCTATCCGTTCATTGTTACCGATCTCATCACCAGCCCTCCGGGCGCTCCAGGTGCTGATCCTACAACGGCCTACAATCGGGTCATTGTTGGGTTCAACAACCAAATGCAGCGTTCAAACGGCGCTGGTCCCGTTGGCATTTCGTAAGGAGTAAATTAACATGGCCGTTAATCTTAGTCAGATTAAGGACCTTTTACTCCCCGGACTCCGTGGGGTAGAAGGCAAGTACGAGATGATTCCGTCTCAGTACGATAAAATCTTCACCAAGCATGACTCAAAGATGGCTTTGGAACGCACCGCTGAAATGCGTTACCTCGGTCTCGCCCAACTGAAAACCGAAGGCGGTCAGACCGCTTTTGATAACGGCGCTGGCGAACGCTTCATCTACAACCAAGAACATACGGAAATTGCTCTAGGGTACGCTATTACTCGTAAAGCAATTGACGATAACTTGTACAAGACACAGTTCCATCCGTCGAACCTCGGCCTGATTGAAAGCTTTCAACAGACCAAGGAAATCTACGGTGCGAACGTGCTTAATACGGCGACGACGTACAATTCTTCTATCGGTGGCGACGGCGTGGCGCTCTGCGCTGACGACCATCCCATTGATGGCGGAACTGTCTCGAACATCCCCAGCACTCCGGTTGACTTGAACGAGTCTACCCTCTTGAACGCCATGATCTCGGTTCGTACGAACTTCAAAGATCAAGCGGGCCTGAAGGTATTCGCTCGTGCTCGTAAACTGATTGTTGCCCCGCAGAATGAACCGGTTGCAATCCGCTTGATTAAAACGGAACTGCGTCCGGGTAGTGCGGACAACGATGTGAACGCCATCCTTTCGACAGCGGGCGGCTTGCCTGAGTCGTACATGGTCAACGATTTCTTGACCTCACCGTACGCTTGGTTCCTGCTGACGAACATCGATGGCTTGTCGTACATGAACCGCGTCAAGTTTGAGACCGACATGCAAGTAGATTTTGTGACCGATAACCTTTTGGTTAAAGGCTACGAACGCTACAGCTTCGGTTATTACAACTGGCGCTCCATTTTCGGCTCGTTCCCCTCGTCGTAATCGGAAAGGCCCGCCTTCACTGGCGGGCCAATCCTATTGATCATTGGAGATCAAAATGAAGAGTCAATCGCGTATGAAAAGGGCTTCCGGCGGCAGCACAGAAACTGGTGACCGTGAGTTCGAGCAAGACGTAAAAAAGAAAAACATGCGTTACACTTACCAAAGTAACGTGAACGATGAAGCTGAAGAGCGTAAAAGCGGCGGTCGTGCGAAAAAGCACGTTGGCAAAATGCACGGCGATAGCGCCAAGCACAATGCCGGTCGTAAAGCGCGCAAGAGTGGCGGTCGTACGGGTTCTAACATGAACCCTCTGTCGTCGGCTCATGCGGGCATTTCGCCCAAAGGCCACAAAGTAGAGAAAATGTCTTAACTAAATTATCCCTCCACTGGGAAACCGGTGGGGGGGTTATCCGGGATATCCCGGTGCATCTGACAGTCCCGGCTGACGACATGCAGACAGATGTGCCTAACTCGCATGTGAGGATATTATAATGGGTACTACTACTTTTTCTGGCCCAGTCGTTTCTGACTCAGGGTTCAGTTCTGACGACACTTTGTCTGCCTCGGATTTGTCAACAGGTTCCTTTAACCTAACTGACTTTACTGTTCGCCCCGCTGCGAATTGGTCAGGCACCGTTTCTGCTTTGGTTGGCGCCTCAAATAGTCGCACCGCAGGTGTTACTGGTGCCAACATCTTTGGGTGTTATGCCCAAACTTCTACAAAAAACGCATCCAACACCATTTCTGGGTTAAACACCGCTGTGTATGGCGTGGTGGATGTGGGTTCAAGCACTGGCGTAGGCAGTTGCTACGGTGCGGTTTTTGACTTCACTTCTTTTACAGGCACAAGAGCTTCTCGTCCGACTGCGTTCATCGGTTTTGGTGACGAAGCTCAAAACAGCCTTGGCGTGTTGAATTTGTTTGCTGTCGGAACTCCAAGCAAAAATGTCAGTTCTGGTGCAAGCGGTAACGTACTTTATTGCACAGCGGTTCCCGGCGCAGTAACAAGCTCACTCCGTATTACGGTTAATGGGGCTATTCGTTACATTAACTTATCGACCTCACAGGTATGATCGAGCAAGATTTTAAAGAACGCTTGGAGGCTTTAGAAGGCCAGCGGCGGCAGATGGAAGCAAATCTAAATGCGGTCGCTGGTGCTATTCAAGAGTGTAATTTTTGGTTAAGCAAAATAAACACTCCAGAACTAAAGCAACAAGATAATCCTGAGAATTGATGAAGTGTGGGGGCTTCGGCCCCCCACTTTTTTGAGGTAATTATGTCTGGTGCTTGGACCCGCAAAGAAGGCAAAAACCCTTCTGGTGGCTTAAACGAAAAAGGCCGGGCCTCGCTTAAGGCAGAGGGTCATAATATCAAGCGTCCTGTTTCATCTGGTGAAGCTCATAAAAGTCCCGCCTCCGCTCAACGGAGAGAAAACTTTAAAAGCAGGATGTGTGGTATGAAGGAAAAACTAACTTCAGCCAAAACTGCACATGATCCCAATAGCCGGATCAACCTAGCTTTAAAGAAATGGGACGTTAAGTGCTAAGAAAGGATTTTTAAATGCGCCCAATTATAGTTTCTGTGTCCGATGCTTCACAAGACGCCAAGGGAAGCTCTCTAGTGCGCTTCGACAACTGGGCGCAGGGGCCAGTTTCGGTTCAAGCTGTTGTAACCGGCACTGTCAGTTATTCAGTTCAGGTCTCAAACGACGATCCCAATGACCCCGTAAATCCAGTCGCCGTTGCTTCTATGACTTGGTCACCCGCGCCAGACGCTGGTTTAGTTACACAATCGACAACAAAGTATGGAATTCTAATCGCAGTCCCGGTTTTTGCCCGCGTTTATTTAGCCAGCGGTAACGGATCGGTTGTGACGACGTTTGTTCAGAGCAGCAGCGTACCGCAATAGTATTTATGACCACCAGTGGTACATACACTTTCAACCCCTCACTTGGTGAGTTAACGCTATACTCCTTCAACTTGGCGGGGTTGCGTAATACGTCCTTGGTGCAAGAGCACATGCAAAGCGCCAAGATGGCGACGAACATGATGCTCGCAAACTGGGCGAACCAGGGTGTAAATCTTTGGAAAGTTGACCTTGTAACGGTTCAACTTGTTCAATCGCTTAGTGTCGTGACGGCCACGGTCTCTTCAGGCACGGCTACGCTGACATATTCTACACCGAACACACCGGTTTATCCTGTTGGATTTTCAATTACCGTCGCTGGCGTAGACGTTTCTGGCTACAACGGTAATTTTACGGTTACCGCGTCAAGCACAGGGTCTGTCAGCTATGTTACGTCAGCGGTGAGCACCGGAACGGGTGGTACAATCACTTCATCCACGCCGTCGCCAACGTATAGCGTAAATCCTAGCACGGTCGTGATCTTGGATGCTTATATGGGCATTGTCCCGGCGAGTGGGCCTGAGATCGACCGCATCATTATGCCGATCAGTCGTACTGAATATGCCAGTTATCCGAACAAATCGCAGACTGGCTTTTCAACAACATTTTGGTTTGATCGTTTAATCTCTCCAACCGTCACGTTGTGGCCTGCTCCAGACGGAACAAGCGCACAAGTTTTAAAGTATTATCGTGTCACCCAGATTGAAGACTCAAACTTTTCAGGAGGGCAGACCGTTGATATACCTTATCTCTGGCTTGAAGCGTTTGCAGACGGCCTTGCTTATCGTTTGGCAAAAGTCTGGAATCCCCAGCTTGCTCCTGCGCTTAAAGGGGTAGCTGACGAAACTTATAGCATAGCTTCGCGGCAGAACGTTGAATCTGCTCAACAGTATATTAGCCCACAAGTCATTGGCTATTACAGACCGTGAGATGATGTATGGCGTACGCCTCAAAGTCTGGACGAGCAAGAACCAGCCCATCTAATCCTGAAGCCTTTGGCGTCTGTGATAGATGCGCCATCTGGTATAACCATGTTGATTTGCGCTGGCAGTATGACTGGCGCGGCGCGTCGTTGTTGAACCTCGGACTTTTGGTTTGCAGTTCTTGTTATGACGAACCGCAAGATCAGCTTCGTGCTATTGTTCTTCCTGCCGATCCGGTGCCTATTCAAAACCCGCGTATTGAGTATCTTGAAGTCTACGAAAGCAACACACGCGTCACTTCGGGGCAGGGCACAATCGATTTTTGGACGGGCATCCCCGTTCCGGGCGGTGATGTTCGTATTACTCAAATTAGCGACAACCGCGTAACGCAGACGACAGGCGAGCCGCCGGGTGGTACAAATCAAGAGCCGGGTACTGATCCAAACGCTCCTGGTAATGATGATCCAGGATTGCCGTATGGGTTTGACCAAGTTCCGAAGACAGGGCCGCTGACATGACCAATATCCAAATACCGAATTTAGGCCCAGCCATTTCACTTAGTGGTTCTGAACAGCTTGAAGCTGTGCAGGCTGGCGTCTCGGTACGGGTCACTTCGGCGCAAATTGCGGCACTTGGCGGCGGACCAACTGGCGCCACAGGCGCTTCTGGCGCGACGGGTCCGACAGGCCCAACGGGTGGAACTGGTCCTACTGGTCCAACGGGCGTAACCGGCCCACAAGGCCCCACTGGCGCTATCGGCGCGACAGGTCCGACTGGACCTACAGGAACGCAAGGCGGCACCGGCCAACAGGGCGCACAAGGCCCCACAGGACCTCAAGGAATAACAGGTGCTACTGGACCCACCGGCCAAACAGGCCCACAGGGTCCAACGGGCGCTATTGGCTTTACTGGTCCAACAGGCCCAACTGGTGCAACGGGTCCGACAGGTCCCACGGGTCCGACAGGAACTACAGGTGCCACTGGTCCAACAGGCCCCACAGGTGCTACCGGCCCGACAGGCCCGACAGGCCCAACAGGAACTACAGGTGCTACTGGTCCGACTGGTCCGACAGGTTCAACAGGAACTACAGGTGCCACAGGCCCAACAGGCCCCACAGGTCCCACAGGACCCACTGGTGCGGCTTCTAATGTTGTCGGCCCCACTGGCCCCACAGGCGCAACTGGCGTTGCTGGTGCGGGTATTACCTACAAAGGGACGGTGGCTACGCCCGCCGCTCTGCCACCTACGGGCAATCAAGTTGGTGATGCGTACATTGCGCTGTCCGATGAGCATTTGTACGTTTGGGACGGAGTGGCGTGGACCGACGCTGGTCAGGTAGGTTTTACTGGACCTACAGGTCCAACAGGCGACACCGGTCCATCCGGCCCATCCGGTCCGTCAGGCCCTACTGGACCTACAGGTC